GATCCAGAAAAAGAAATTTTAACTTTGCACGGTAAAAAAGAAATCATTGTTAGAGTTGACTGTTACGCAAACAGTGTTAACGGTGAGATCAATAATGTTGCACTGCAAAGGGCGCAGAATTTACAGACCATCTTTAGATCTTCCGTTGGTGTAAGACAGTTCAAAGAAATCGGACTTGTACCACTTTTTGCAGATGATCCAAATGATACAACCTTAAATAGCAACGATTCTGATAATTATTTATTTAGATGGACTGTAAAATTACACTGTTATTTAAATCATTCAATAACAGTAAGTGAAGAGGGTTTTAATAAAAAACCTGAAATTAAACTTAATTCAATCTTATCGCACGATCAACAGCCTGCAGATCAGGGCGATACTTTACACATATCTAATATAGATATTAAAATTAAAGATAGTGAATAATTTTTATTTACGTTTTATTTTTTGCAAAAAATAGGAGCTATATAAATGGCAATCACAGCAAGTAATATAGTGCAGGTGCTACCTCGCATATTAAAAGCCACTGGCAACGATCTAGTTTTCAATGGCGTGGTTTTAGATTCAAATGATACTATTCCAAGTGATACACCGCTTGCATTTACAAGTGCAACCGAAGTAGGTGAATACTTCGGTACATCCTCAGATGAGTATAAATTTGCAGGCACATATTTTGGCGGTTTCGATAATTCTCAGGTTAAGCCTGCAACACTGTATTTTTACCGTTTAAATGCCACCGCATCAGGTGCATGGGTAAGAGGTGAGGCACTCAACGTTAAAACCGCCCTCGCATCAATCACACAGATCAGCAATGGCACATTAACTATTACTATTGATGCAGTTGAAAAAGAATATACAGGTATTGATCTATCTGCCTGCACTTCTTACTCAGACGTTGCAAGCACCGTACAGACCGCTACAAACGGAGATTTAACACTTGAATTTAATTCACAGTTCAACGCCTTTATAATTAAGGGTGTAACCGTTGGAGCAACTTCAACTTTAAGCGTTCCTACTGGCGATGTAGCAACCGCATTAGGCTTTAATGCAGAAACAGCCGTAATTTCAGACGGTCAGAGCGCAAACACCATGACGCAAAGCATGGAAAACCTAGTTAACGGCTTTACAAACTTTGTAACCTTTACCACTTTGGTTGAGCCTACAGATGCAGAGGCTTTAGAGTTAGCACAGTGGGCAACAACTAACTACACTGCAGGCGTACTTTACTTATATGTTTGTTGGGATAGTTCAAAAGCAAACTTTGATCCTAATAACACATCTGTAATTTCAGAACAGTTGCAGACAGAAAACGTAGGTGCTACCTGCGTATGTTACGGTCTAACTATGGCATCCTTTGTTATGGGCGTTACTGCATCTATTGCATGGGATCAGGCAAATAGCACTATTACATACGCATTTAAGCATTTAAGCGGTTTTGGCGCAGATATTGACAAGACCAGTGATGCAAATGCTTTAGATGCTCATAAAGTAAACTACATGGGCAATTTTGCAACACGTAACGATAATTTCATTCTATCTCATAATGGTGCTATGCTCGGTGAGTGGGATTGGATCGATACCTATATAAATGCGGTATGGCTATGCAACGCCCTGCAGGTGCAGTTAATGGCTATGTTTGAAACCGCAAATCGCATACCTTATAACGAAAGCGGTTACGCAAAGATTAGAGCAAACTGTAAAGATATTATTAACCGTGCAATCAACAACGGTGTGATCGATCTTGGTGTTAATATCTCGGATGCACAAAAGGCAGAATTAACAACCTTGTTAGGTGCTGATTATTCAGACGAAATCAGAAATAATGGTTATTATTTGCAGATCGTTGATGCAACCGCATCTATCAGACAGGCAAGAAAGACACCATCTATTAACTTGGTTTACACCTATGCAGGATCAGTACATAAGTTAGTTGTACCTGCAACCGCAGTAGTTTAATAGTGTTTTACGGTGTGTATAGTTTTTATACACACCTTTAAGAGTTTTAAATAAAAGAGGTTTAAAATTATGGCAGTTGGCAATATCACAGATGCAGATGCAGTAATTATTCTAACAGTAGAAAATTTATATCCATCAGGCGTGCAGATTCAGGGTTTTAGCACTGATACCGCTTGGACTGCAGGCGATGCACAGATCGCAGAGGCTAGAATGGGCGTTGATGGTAAGCTATCAGCAGGCTACACACCTGCACCACGTACTCTTAATATATCACTAGAGGCAAGTTCACCATCTTTAGCCGTTATGAGAAACATTATTGAAACTTCTCAGATGACAAAGGGCGTATTTTCCTGCTCTATGCAAATCACAATACCTGCACAGGGCAAAGAATACACTCTATCAAATGGCGTGTTACAGACAGGGCATGACATTTCAGACGGTAAAAAGGTACTTGATCCAAGTCAGTTTACTTTTATCTTTGAAAGCTCAAAGAGTGCATCTATTTAACTAAAATGCGCCTATTAACTATATCTATCTAGTTAGTAGGCGTTTTTTGTTTTAAAATAGAAATGAAAGGTTATAAATTAACCTCATTTTGTCACGCCCTAAAAGCGTATGTTTAGGGTGCTTTTTCGATAGGTGCTATTATGAGAAAAACAAAAAATATTACCATTATTGACAACGGCAACGAATTGAAGTTTAAGCTGATTGCATTATCGGCTATGCAACAGCAAAGATGGATCGCAAAAGCATTTACCACACTGGCAGAAAGTGGACTGCTAGAAATGGATGTGAACAGCCTCGATCTTAATCAGATTGTAAATGCGATTAAAGCAAAGGGATTAGGCTTTATTGGTCGCTTAGATTCAGACAAAATCAACGATCTACTTATTGAGCTTGTATCAAAAACCGCAAAACGTATGAACGGTGCAGGCTTTACAGAATTAAACGAAAGAGAATTAGATGGTACTTTTGAAAGTATTAAGGCTCTAATTGAACTCGAAAAGGAATGTTTTAATATTTCTTTTGATTTTTTTCAGATCGCAGAGTAGTTAACTATCCACGATCAACGGAGCATTACAGTAACTTAATTAAGGTGCAGAATTTTCCTTTAGATTTTGCACCGCTAATAAGTGAACATTATGCAACGTTGAAAGAATTAGAGTGCTACTACTCTTTTGAAGATGCCCTTAACTTGTTGGAAATATGGGCAGTTAAAGTATCAAATGATTATCTGATACATAAACAGCAACAAGCAAAATATAATATTCAGAGGTAAAAACTATGGCTAGTATCGCAGATCAGATTTTAATTAAAATGGGTTTGGATTCTAGCCAGTTAGAGGCAGGCTTAAACCGTTCAAAACAGCAGATCGGTGCAACTACGCAGGCAATGGATAAAATGGGCGCAAAGTGGGCAAGCACCGCAAAAATGCTCACTACTACCGTTTTAGCACCAATTGCAGGCTTCATGTCTTTAGGCGCAGTTATTAAGTCATATTTTGGTGGCGTTTCTCAGGTTGCACAGCTTACAGGCGCATACTCACAGAAAATGGAGGAGTGGCGCAAAAAACGTGCTATGCTTGCACGTTATAACAGAGAAGATATAGAGCTATATAAAAAAGGGCGTGAAGCTGTCACAAAATTTCAAATCACAATGGATGATTTGAGCGCAAAAATTATGCGGTCTGTATCTCCTGCGATAAAGTGGCTTATCGACAAATTAAATGATTTTTCAAACTGGATAGATAGAAACCAGAATAATATTATACGTTTCTTATCAGTCGTAGCAGGAACTATCACAGCTCTTTTAATCCCATCCTTTATAAAACTAGGCATAGCAATGCTGACTAATCCTTTAACTTGGATTATAGGCTTGTTAGGCGTGTTAATTCTGATTATTGATGATTTAGTCACATATTTAAGAGGCGGTGAAAGCGCACTAGGCGCATTTTGGAAACCGCTGATCGAATACACTAAAACTGCATGGGAATGGATCACAAAGTTATATAACGCTTTTGTAAATTCAGAGGCATGGCAGGCATTTAAAACCGCTTATGTAGGTATATTCTCACATCTGTTTAACGGTATTAAGCAGTTATGGGATCTTGTTGTTGAATTTATAGCAACGCTTACAAGCTCAGATACTAAGCTCAGTGGATGGGCGCAGGTCATTAAAGGTATATTTACTACTATTGGTGGTGCTTTTGAGGCATTGATCGGCTTTATGATGATGATCTGGGGCGCACTCATTAGCGTATTCACTGGCGATACTTCCGTAATTGATAACGCTTGGAAAGTATGTTGTGACGGTCTGAAAACAACATTTAATGGTGTTAAAAATACATTCTTAGGCATTATTCAGGTAATTAAAGATAAATTCAACGGCATTTTAGACACAATAAACAATCTGATTGATGCGATCTTGAATTTTGGATCATCTATTGCAAAAGCTCTAAATATTGATGGTTTAGTTGATAAGGCAAAAGAAAAATTAACTAATATTTTGCCTGATTGGGTTAAATCTTCATTAGGAATTACAGAAGATGGCAAACAGACCGAACAACCAACAATTTATGAGGGTACAGATGCGCCTATTGTGCCAGATGTTCAGAGTATGCAGGGCATGAGGGCGCAGGCAAAAGGCAACGTTAATAACAATATAAGCAGATCTCAGGTTTTCAATATCGGATCAAATAATCCTGCAGTTGTAACCGCTACAATGAGAGAGGCAGATCAAGAAATGAACAGCGCAGATCGTGCGATTGCAATGGCATCACAAAGCGCAGGTTGGTAAAAGGAGATCATAAATATGGCTTTATTTCCAGAGGGTACAAATGGCGCAGTTCAAGATCTAGCGAATAAAGGCATTAAAAAAGCCGTCAATTATGGCTCTAACTATTTAAATAATAAACTCAGTTACGGTTTAAACTATGCAAGGCAGTTTGTAAGACAATATGACGTTTTAGGTATATTGCCAGAAGAATGGAGCATATTAGACGAAAGCGGAGAAAAGGCTTTTAATTTTGATTCATTTCAGAGTGCAGATGTCAAAAAAGAAAGCAAGGTAACAAGTGCGCCTGTAGAAAACGGATCTTTTACTTCATATAACTTAGTACAAGCACCGCAGGAATTAAACTGCATGATCTCAAAGCATGGTTTTGTACCAGACTTAATGGCTTTTGTTGATGCTCTTATGGCTTATGTTGACAGTACAAATCTAGTAACCATTATCACACCAGAGTATGAATTTCAGAATATGAAAATAACAAAATTCAACTATACAAGATCTGCGGATAATGGTGTAGATGTGATTTATGCTGAATTATCCTGCATAGAGATTAGAGAAGTAACAAGCCAGTTTACTAATGTGCGTGTGGGCGGTAAACGTTCAAGAGGCGTACAGCAAGGCAAAGAGATCAGCGGTCTAAAAGGCTTATTATCATATTTTTAGAGGTTGAAAATGTTAGATCTTGGACTTATCGACACACCAAATCAGGAGTTCAATTGTGTTTTAGGTGAACAAAATTGCACAATTCAGCTAAGATTTTTAAACAATCAGCCTTATTTCAGTTTATGGGTTGATGATACATTGATCGTACAAAACGTAATTTGTCTGCCACGTCAAAAAATCTTACTTTATGACAACATAAACTTTAACGGAAATTTCTTTATTGTTGATCTTACCTCTCCTGCAGATCAGCAAAGCAAAGCAAATTACAAACAGTTAAGCACACGTTTTAAGTTGTTATATCTAACAAGTGATGAAATGTTGGAGCTAGAAAATGATTGAGATCAAAAACCTGCTTAACAACGATAAAAAGATCGATACACAGCCTCGCACTTCATTTCTTAAACGTAAATTAAAAATCTTACTCACACTGCAAAAAGGCTCATTCAAAGGTGGAGAGGGTAACGCCTACGAAATAAGCGATCTTGCAATGTCTGTAAGAGTAGAAAAAACAGGTGCGCCAGATTTTGGAAAAGCAAGCGCAGTAATTTACGGTTTGCCATTGGATGTGATGGAGCAGTTAAGCACCTTATGTATGCATCCTCTTTTTGTAAGGCGCAATTATATCAATATATACGCAGGTGATGATTATAACGGCTACAATCAGATTTATGCAGGAACTATCACAAGGGCAAGCGGTGACTTTAACGGAGCACCTGATATTAAATTTCAGATCGAAAGTCAGATCGGTTTTTTCGGTGCAGTGTCAGCACAGGGTGCAAATGTCATTAACGGATCACAGTCTGCAGGCTCATTTATTGAACAGCAGGCAAAAAAGATCGGTTTTACGTTCAAAAATGAGGGCGTAACTGGAACAGTCAGAAATGCAGTTTTTGAGGGATCGCCTATTGAGCAGGCAAGACAATGCGCTAAACAAATCGGAGCTGAATTGATACTTGATGACGAAACTATGATCCTAGTTGCCAACGGTGCAAGCCGTAAAGGCAACGCAGTTTTGTTAAATGCAAATAGTGGTTTATTAGGTTATCCAACGATGACGCAAAACGGAATTGAAATTAAATCTATTTTTAATCCTAATTACCGATTTGCAGGACTGATTAAACTTGAAACGGTAGTGCCTAAATGTTCAGGCACATGGCGAATTATTAAGATGTCACACACTTTAGATAGCAATTTGCCAAGTGGGGGCAAATGGGAAACACAGATAACCGCCTATTATCCACACTTAAGCGGTGCAGTCGGTAAATTTATCTAATATAATTTTTATATGGTTTTTATCATGGTAAAAACATGATTAAATGAGGTTTAAATCATGGCGGAAAATGGACAGATTACAGATAGCAACAAGCGTGGCATAGGTGATATATATCAGTCAACAAGCACATTTAATGCGAACAATCAGCAGATCTCAGGCAATATCCAAAAAATAAACACAGTTTTTCTTGCAAAAATTCTAAGCGTATCAACCGCAGGCGTGGGCGGTACAAAAACCGTTACCGCACAGCCTTTAATTTGCCAGATTGATGCCAACGGCAACGCCCTGCCTAGTCCTAAATTGGTTGAAATACCTCATTATAGAATACAGGCAGGCGCAGGCGCATTTGTGGTTAATCCCCATGTAGGTGATATTGGTGTATTTGTATGCGCTAAACGTGACATAAGCAACATAAAAAACGGTGTAAGCGATCCGCAAACTCCTGCATCTTTTAGAAGTTTCGATCTTGCTGATTCCATTATGATCGCAACAATTCACACAGCAACAGCAAGCACATATATTTATATTGATCCTGACAGTGGCACAATTGAAATAAAAGCTCCTGCAAGTCTAACCGTGAATACCGCAACAGCGACAATTAACGCAAGCGGATCAACTGCTATCAACTCCCCTGAAACAACAATCAGCGGTCATGTAACTATTCAGGGCGGTTTATCTGTAAGCGGTGGAGAGGGCGCACAGGTTGACGGATCTATCAGTGCAAGTGGCGATATTACAGGCGGTAATATTTCGCTACAGTCACACCGTCACTCAGGTGTAACCAGTGGAGGATCAAATACTGGTACTCCTGTATAAAGTATTGTATAGCGTTGTTAATTTTTAAACGCTATAATAAAAACAGATATATTTTTTAAAGGGTTAAATATGAGCGATCACACATTGCACTTAGAGGATGACTGGGATCTGCACGTTGGTGATGATGGTAATTTGCCTAAAGATTTAAACGCTCAGGGTATTGCTCAGAATGTTGCCAACGCTTTTAGATTGTTTACCAACGATGCGTATTTTTTCACCGATCAAGGCATCCCACATTTTATTATTGAATTAAATGCACATCCAAAAATCAACATTTTAAGATCACGCCTTAAAAAAGTTGCCCTGCAGGTTGAGGGCGTAAAGGATTGCACAATTAACCTTATGGCAACAGATGAAGATCGTGCGCTCAACGGTTATGCAGAATTAACACTTATTAACGGTGAAAAAACAACCGTCAAAATAGCAGGATTATAGAACATGATTACTTTTGATTCTAAAACTGGTTTCGATGTTACAGAAATAATCGATCTTAGAGAACAGATCGCAACAGAATGGCAGAACGCCTTTAAGGAGAAAGATCGCCCATTACTGAATACAGATCCAGAAACACCGCAGGGGCAGATCATTGATTCTCAGGTTGCAACGGTTAATCAGAAAGATTCAGAAGTTTTATATCTTGCTCAACAGTTTGATCCTAGAACAGCGGAGGGGCGTTTTCAGGATGCACTGGCAGAGATATATTTTATTAAGCGTAAATCTGCTATTAACTCTTATGCAATTTGTACTCTTAATGGTAGAGCAGGAACACAGATCAGCGCAGGCGCATTGATAGAAAGCGTGATAGACGGTACACAATGGAGCTTAGATCAAGATGTTACTATTCCTGCAGAAGAAACTATCACAGCTCAATTTACTTGTTTAACAGAGGGTGCAATTTCAGCAAGCGCAGGAACATTAACAAAGATTGTTACAACCGTTACAGGTTGGGATGCGGTAACAAATCAGACAGCAACAGTAGGATCACTTGAAGAAAGTCAAAGCGCATTTGAACAGCGCAGACGTGAAAGCGTGGCATTAAACGCACGATCAACCGTTAACGCAGTATATGCAAATGTTGCTCAGTGTGACGGTGTGATCGCAGTTTATGCGGTAGATAACAAAAAGAATATATCTGAAACAATAGACAGCTACACTTTAACACCTCATTCAATTTTTGTAAGTGTGATTGGTGGTGAAAACGCAGATATTGCAAAAGCTATCTATGATAATTTATCTGCAGGATGCGATTATAACGGCAATACAGAGATAGATATAACCAACGAATTTACTGGAGCAGTAGAAACCGTTAAATTTTACCGCCCTGCTCAGTTTAAGATTTATGTCAAAGTACAGATTCAAAATAATGCATCCTTACCAGATAATTACGAGGATATTATCAAAGAGGCCGTATATAATAATTTTTACGGGCTTGATACAGAAACAATTATCAACAATGAGCCTCTATTAAGATTGAAAATGAATGACGATCTGTATAGTTCACGTTTTACACCGTCAATCTTAAACGCAGGCATTGCAAACGTGCTAACCGTTCAATTATCGTTAGACGGATCGGCATGGGTTAATAATGTGCATATTCCTATTACCGCTGATCCTACTTTAGATTTGAATAACGTAATTATTGAGGTTGTTTAAATGAATGAAGATAATTTTTCAATCGACTTGACAATACAATCACAATACAGCGATTCACCTCATATAAAAGGCGTTATTTACTCTTATTATGATTTTGTTAATCCACAAAAAGATATTAATCTTATTTACGATAAGATGATCAACCTCTACACTGCAGAGGGTTACGGCTTAGACGTTTGGGGCAGAATTGTAAACATTGATCGTGATTACGTTGCTATTGATGAAAACTTTGATTATTTAGGCTTTGATAATCAGCCATACAGTATGGATCGCATAGAAACCTTTAACAATGCGCCTTTTTATAAAGTTGTTAACGGCAAAGTTCAATTGCAGGATGATGCTTATCGCACTTACATATTGATTAAGGCAATGTTAAACATTTCCAACGTATCACTAAACAGCCTTAATTATATTTTTAAACAGCTTTTTAACGATGTTACTTTGTATGTGCTACACGTTGAAACAATGATCCTACGTTTAGTTGTAATGGGGCAATTCTCAGAGGCACAAAAGGGAGCTATACAAAATATTGACTGGCTACCTGCAGGCGTAGGATTACAATTTTATCATCTGATTACACCTACTTTTGGCTTTAAAGGTAGTGGCTTAGAAAGTTTTAACAATGGCACTTTTGCCACATACGAGATAATACACGTATAATAGATATAGTTTTTATTCTTATGCATAGAGGGTAATACAAATGGCGGTTTTCAATGAGCCATCAAAATGGCAGACATCTTTAGTAAATAGCGGTGATGCAAATAACATTCCACAAAGTACACCTGCAGGATCTGGAGAAGCATCTTTTGAAGATGGTTTTCCACAAATCACGCAAATACCTATTGGCGCAGGCGGTATAGCTCCAGACAGAAAAGACTTTAACGGCTTATTCAAGGTTCTAGGTGATTGGATCTTCTTTTTACAGAATGGCGGTTTATCTACTTACAGTGCAAATTTTGATTACGTTGTAGGTCGTTATGTTGTTTATAACAACACACTTTATAAGTGTATTCAGGCTAATGGTGCAAGCTCTACTGTTGTAGCTCCAGATAGCGTTTCACCATTAGGATCAGATTATTGGAAAGACATTGAAAATCAAGATTCTACTTCTCTAATTCCTAATCAGACTATTATAAGTGAATTACCTTTAACAGATGCTAATTTACATCTGAAAGATGGTGCATTACTTTCAGGAAGTGGCGCATATTCTGATTATGTTGATTTAATTGCAGAATTATATAACAGTGGAACTGCATCAAGTTCTTTCTGCACAGAGGCAGAATGGCAGACAAGCAACACAAATTACGGATTCTGTAACAAATTCGTTTATGATTCAGTCAACAACACCGTAAGACTACCAAAAGTAAACAGTGAACACGGTGCATTAATTAAGTCATATTCTAGTGGTGCAGATTGGTATCGCATCTACCAAGACGGTTGGTGCGAGCAAGGAAGCATTACTAATTCTACTTCACCAGCGGGCATTAAAACAGTAACTCTTTTAAAAGAATTTATTGATACAAATTATACAGTTCTAACCACTGGCTCAAGAGGTGTTTCAGCATTTGATGGGCAAGGTAATGAAAGTTATTTAGGTGGAACCATGTCAGGTGCACCATTAGTCGACAATACATGGACTACAAGCTCTTTCCAAACTCAACGACTTGGTATAGTTCATTGGATGGCTTGTGGTTATATTGACATATCAGATTTACAAGTGTCACCAATCTATGAATACATCGTATTAGGCACTGTAATAAAAACCTCTATTCAGATTGATATTGATCAGGTAATGAGTGACCTTGCATTGAAAGCTGATAAGGATTTAACTAACATCAATAACACCGGTAAGATTGCAATAGCACATAACGCTATGCCTAGTGACATTTACAATACCTTAACACCTGCAAATAATTCAAACTATACAGCTCCTGCTGATGGTTATTTTATTGCGGGTTGCGGAACAAGTGCTACTACTATAGCAGTTCTAGCTATGAGTATTAATGGTGATGCAAATAAAGCCTCAAGACTAGGTGGAAGTGGTGGTCCAAGTTTTTCTATATTCTTGCCCGTAAAAAAGGGGGATGTAATGTTGTTGCAATATAGTGGTCCTGTTTTGGATGTTTATTTAAGATTCTTTTACGCAGTCGGCTCAGAAAGCGAACAGTAGGAGATAACAAATGAATTATTATGTTTTAGATTCAAACAATGAAATTGCGCTTTTTGACACTGATAAAAGCCGACTCCAAACCACTTTGAAATTTAAGCCTGAATTAGCAGAAGCAAAAATACTTCAGACTACAAAGGAAATTGTCGAGCTTGACGGTAAATTTGTATTTGCAGACGAACACGAAAGAGAACTTTTAGAAAAGGCAAAAGCCGATAAATTATCACAGTTAAAAGCTATTTCACAAAAATACACTGTTAATGATTGTGATGAAATGTATTTAACTTCTAGCTTAGGCTATGCAATCAACGCAGACAAAACCGCACAAGACAATATAAGAGGATTGATTGAGGCGCACGAAGAAACAGATCTAATCAAATATAAGCTCTATGATAATTCTTTTAAAGATGTAACTATTGCGGATTTAAGAATTATGCTTAAAGAGTGCGCTCGAAATGGAGAATATCTTTATACGCAGAAATTTTTATATCAGGCACAGATCAGCGCATGTACTTCAATAGATGAAGTTAACGCAATAGAAATTGTTTTTGAAATGATGGACTTTTCAAAGTCTGATTCTGATTCAGAATAGCAATTAAAAAATAAGCTCCAAAATTTAAGTTTTTTGGAGCTTAATTTATTTAAGAGCCATTTCGGACAATTTTTGGAGCTTAATTTTTATTAGAAAGATTTTATTTTTATTAGAAAGATTTTTAAAAGTTATTTTTCTATACTTTGCCGTTGATATGATATAATAAACCTCAATAAAAAAAAGCCTAAATATAGAGGTTTAAACTATGAAAGATAAAACTTTTGGCAATTATGGTAATTTAACAGGTAAAACTTTTGGTTATTTGTTTGTTAAATCTTTTCTTTATAGTAAAAATGGACACAAATATTGGTTGTGTAAATGTTCTTGCGGTAAAGAAACAATAAAAACATCTAATAATTTAGTAACAGGTAGGTCAAAAAGTTGTGGTTGTTATAAGGTTAAACGCCTTAAAGAACTTCATATAAAACCAAAAGGTTGGATTACTAAATGTGTTCATTGTGGAAAAGAATTTAGGACTGTATCAAATAAACAAATTTATTGTTCCGATGAATGTTCTTTTCTTGATAGAGCTAAACTAATGCCAAATGGTTGTATAGAGTGGCAAGGTTGCAAAAATACACAAAATTATGGTGTGTTAAGAATACATGTTAATGGAAAAAATAAAATGATAGGCGCACATCGATACGCTTGGGAAAGAATAAATGGAAAAATTCCTGACGGTTTATGTGTTTGTCATAAATGTGACAATCCTAAATGTGTAAATGTAGAGCACATGTTTTTAGGTTCTCACTATGACAATAACCATGATAGATCATTAAAGGGTAGAAGTGGAAAACGAGTTTATACAATAGAAGATCGACAACGATATACAGAAATGTTTGAGGGAGAAAATAATGGATCTGCTAAATTAACAAAAGAGCAAGTCTTAAAAATTATGTCGTTAAAAAATATTTATTCACACAGACAATTAGCAGAAATGTTTAATATATCTAAATCTGTTATAACTTCTATTTTTACTGGGAGAAGTTGGAACTGTGTTACAGGTATTCCATATCATAGAAGAAAAACATCATGCAAAAAGTAATTAAATATTTAGAAAATCTTTTAATAGCTATAGACCAATTAATAAACGCAATTTTTGGTGGAAGTTGTGATGAAACAATTTCTGCTTTGTGTTACCGTAAATCACAGCTAAAAGGTCATTATTTTTATAAACTTTTAAAATTCATTCTTGATGTTTGTTTGTCACCAATCAAACAAAATCACTGTGAGCAGGCTTATATCTCAGAAGTGTACCGCAAACAGTTACCGCCTAATTACAGGCATTAAAAAAAAATATCCCTGCTAAAATGCAGGGCGTTTAGGTCTAAAGCTCTATGAAGAAACAAACCATCTAGGGGATTATGCTATCGATCCTAATTCAGATGTTGAAGATTCAGAACAGGAATAATATAATTATCGTACACATAGAATAATCCTTTATGAGAAAAAGCCTCTATTCTTTAGAGGCTTTTGTTTTATTCTTTTGTTACCTTTTTTTGTTACCTCGTTTAGATATGAATACCAACTTTAAAATCAGTGAAATAACGTGTGTAATACTGATTTAACCAACGCTTACAGATCTTTTCAAAATCTTGATCGGTGCTTGTTATTGCCTCCCCCTGCAAATAACCGCCTTTACAAATCTGCTTGCCTAGTGTTCCTTTTTTACCATTTAGATCAACAAAGAT